GGTGCGTTGGAGTTCATATGCGCCTGCGGCGCCGTCCGCGACGATGTGGCGATCCGCAAGGGGCGCAACAACCGCAAGCGCGGCGGCGCGGCGGAGCTCGACGTGGCTCGGCGCTATGGAGGAGAAAAGGTCGGCCCGCTGGGACTGCCGGAGGACATCCGCGGCAAGTCCTGGCGGACGCAGGTGAAGACGTCGATGCGCCAAGTTCCCGCCGTTTGGCAGCGGGAGTTCGCCAAGATGGACGGCCAGCGCGACGGCCGGACCCCGAGGCTCATCCTGCGGTTCACCCGGCGCGGCGGCCTGCCCGATGGACGGACGCAGGACTTCATCGTCATCCGCGGCGAGGACTGGCTGCGCTGGTTCGGGAAAGATGAGTGAGTTCTACGCCGACCCGATGACCACGCTGTACCACGGCGATTGCGTGGAGGTCATGCGCGAGCTGCCGGACAACAGCGTCGACGCGGTGGTGACCGATCCTCCGTATGGCCTGGAGTTCATGGGCAAGGAGTGGGATCGGCTCGACTGGCGCGATGGCGGTGGCTTCTCGAAGCCGGGGATTGGGAAACGGGCGACAGCATGGACGTCGTTCGGTGGCGAGACGGCTAACCCGACGTGCAGTTCATGTGGCGGACGCCTGCGAGGATCGCGCAAGTGCGGCTGCGAGAACCCGGACTGGAAAGTACGCGGTGAACCAATGACCAATCGAGCGGCAGAACGATCCCGCGTCATGCAGGAGTGGCACCACCGCTGGGCCGCCGAAGCCTTCCGCGTGGCGAAGCCTGGCGCGCACCTGCTGGCCTTCGGCGGCACGCGCACCGTTCACCGGTTGGCGGCGGCCATCGAGGACGCCGGCTTGGAGATCCGCGACACGCTGGTCTGGGGCTACGCCTCCGGTTTTCCGAAGTCGCTGGACGTCAGCAAGGCCATCGACAAGGCGGCGGGCGCGGAGCGGGAGGTGGTAGGGTCGAAACTCGGACAGCCGGGGTACTCATTAGCACCAGGGAAAGAGCCGAGCATCTACCAAGGGGGCTTCGGTCCGGGTGGTGACGGAGAACAAGAGACTGCTATCACCGCTCCCGCCACCGACGACGCGAAACGCTGGCACGGCTGGGGAACCGCGCTGAAGCCGGCGTGGGAACCGATCGTGATGGCGCGGAAGCCGCTGACGGGCACCGTGGCCGGCAACGTCCTCCGCTGGGGCACCGGCGCGATCAACGTGGACGGGACGCGGATCGGGACAGCCGTGGAAACATGGCCCTCGTCGCGTTCCTACGCTCCGGGTCAGATGCAGCCGGGGGGTAACGGCGAAACCGAACCCACGGGCCCGATGCCCGCCGGTCGCTGGCCCGCCAACATCGTCCTGACCGATCCGATATTCGACGGCGGCATCGCCGGCGTGGTCGGCGGGGGTGAGGTCAAGTCATCGCCGTTCCCGCCGCACAACGGGGAGCCCCAAGTGACGCCGTTCAGCGCTGGCACGCATCCGGGCTACGGCGACGCCGGCACCTACTCCCGCTTCTTCCTGGTGCCGAAGGCGGACCGCGGCGAACGCGAGCGCGGGCTGAACGGGAAGCTAATCGAACGGGATGTGACGGAACGCAACCAGTACGCCAACTTGCCTGATCAACGGATGGATCATCAGCAGAACCGCACAGCACGCGCCAACCATCACCCGACGGTGAAGCCCATCGAGCTCATGCGCCACCTCGTCCGCCTCGTGACGCCGCCGGGTGGGCTGATCCTGGACCCGTTCGTCGGTTCGGGAACCACGGCGCTCGCCGCCAGCGAGGAGGGCTTCCGGTGCATCGGCGTCGACGCCGAGGCGGAGTACCTCGAGATCGCCGTCGGGCGCCTCGGACCCACGGCGATCGGGATGGGTCTGTGATGTTGACGGCGGTGGTAGGATCCTCCCGTGATCGCCGCCGGTTGCGTACCTCTGATACCATCAAGCCGCGAGTCGGCTGCGATCACACTGACTCTGGACAACCGCCGGTAGGCGCAAGCCTTCGGCGGTTTGTCTTTGCCCGTTCCAGAGCAGAGCAGGGGCCCGAGACGACGGTCCGCGGCTGCGCGGATCCATCATCCGGTAGTACTAGATTGACTCTCATTAGCAGGTCGCTAGTACCTGACATCGCGTACCAGGGCGTCCGCTTCGGCGGAGCGATACGCAGCGAGGATTCACAGGCGCCACCGGAGTCCGTCAGAGCTGCGTCAACGTGCATACCGTGACACCGCGGACGGCACGCACTTCGTCTCCCATCCGGGGCGAAGTGTGCCCCGCTCACCGCACCGGCAGGAGGGTGTATGACGCATGAGTACCCGTCGAAGCGCGCAGAACGACTCCACCGAGCGTCGAACGCATGGCAGCTCCTCGCCACCCTTGACCGATGGCCTCCGTTCAGGCTCTCGTCCTGGACCGAGCCCCACTGGGCCTGCGAGTCCTGCGGGCAGCCGTGCACCTGCGAGATTCCCGACCTACCCCACGTCGCCTGCGGCCTCGTCGACCATGACTGGCGAGGATCGGCCTGACGGCTGGCTTCACGCCATCCGCTGCGAAGGCCCGGTGAACTGCACCTGTCTACCGATCCCGGTCAGGCTGCGATGACTGATCTCCGAGACATGAAGCCGACGACGCTCACGGGTCGGGGTTTGGCAGCGTTTCTTCATGGGCTCTTACCGGAGGACAACGGACTCACGTGGCAGATTGCGGAGGCTGAGCGACAGGCGATCGACGCCTACCTCGCCAGCGAGGACGCCAGAAGGGAACTGGCGGCGGCGCTTCTGAACGTTCTCGGATCGTCGCCGGACGAGACTACGGATGGAGGCGTGCTATTGGCTGGCTCGATGGCCAGGGCACTTCTCCAGGCTCTCAAGGATCTCCGCCGTGGCTCGTGACGACACCCGCTGCGCCGGCTGCGGGATCACGGAGCGCTGGTCCGATGGCCGCTGGCTCGGCGAGGAGTACTGGTGCGACCGCTGCCTGCTCGAAGCCGAACGCGGCGCCAACATGACGAAGGTGCCCATCGAGGAACGGCAGCCCACCCTGAAGTCAGCGCGATGATCCTGCTCGCCGACGACTACCAGGAGCACTGGAAGCGGACCGGGAAATACGGTGCCGGTCAGCAGGAGTCGTCGCTGGTGGCGGCGTTCCGCAGCCTAAAGGGCATCAGTTCGGTCATCGACGTCGGCTGCGGGATGGGCCGGATGCGCTACCTGCTCAGCGTGGCCGGTCTGGACGTGACCTACACCGGGATCGACTATGACACCACGCCGCTCCAGTTCGCCCAGGAGCGGTTCCCCGACGACACCTTCATCCACGCCCCGATCCAGCAGTATCAAGGCGTGCGGAACTCGGCGGATCTCGTCATTGCCACTGAGCTCCTGATGCACATTCGGCCCCGGGAGCTGTCGGCGGTCGTGTCGAAGTTGCTCCGCATGGCGGCGGTCGCTGTCGTGTCCTGCGACTGGTCCCAGCCGGTACCCCGAGGACGTCAGATCGCCGGTCACAACTGGCTCCACAACTACGAGCGCGCCTACGGCGTCCACCTGGAGACCATGCTGCCCGCCGGACCGCTCCAGACGGTCTACATCGCGAGGCCCTGATGCCGTTCCGCTCGGCGAAGCAGCGCCGGTTCCTGTACGCCAGGCACCCGAAGATCGCGCGCCGATGGGCTAGCGAGGCCAAGCGCAAGAAGCGTAGACTGCGGTAGGGCACATACCCGGCAGCGGGCGAGCGGTGTCGAGGTCGACAAGGCCGATCCCTCGGTCCGGTCGTGACATCAGCCTCGCCTGCCATGACCCCGCTGCCGGACCCTATGCCGGCGTACTACGGCGTGCTACATTCCGCAGAACATGGGCACCCACCCGTCCTGACGTGCTGGCCTTCATCGTGTCGCGCCACCTGGACACCAACGGGCAGAACGCCCGGTATACGGCCGCCGCTCGGCGATGGGGCACCGATCCCGACGTCCTGAAGGCCCTCGCCATCGGCAAGTACGACCCAGCCAGCGTCATCGGCCGCTACCAGGCCGCCGCCGACAAGGGCGACGAGCTCGTCATCCGCTCGGCCCACCGGCAGGTCCACATCTACCAGCAGATGCCCGCCGACATCGTCTGGACTCGCCAGAATGACCGAGAGGTCCGCGCCCTGGCGATGGAAGCCGACCTGATCCACCTGAACAACAGCTGGGCGCCGGTCCAGGCGCTCAACCTTCCGAGGCGGAAGCCCTATCTGCTCCACCACCACGGCAGCGCCCTCCGCTCGAACCCCGACCTCTACCTGCAGAAGGCCCGGCAATGGCATATGACCCAGTGCGTGTCCACCGTCGACCTCATGCGCTGGGGCCGGGAGCGGTTCGACCCGAAGCAGGGCTGGATACCACGGGAGAAGGACCGGGCGACCCTGCACTGGGCACCGACGGCCTACGACGTTGACTGGCTCTCGCAGTTCGGTAAGCAGCACCGCGACCACCACGACGGGATCCGGGTCATCACCGCTCCGACGAACCGGGACACGAAGGCCACCGCACTCGTTGAGGCCGCTGTGGCGCAGCTCCAGCGGGACGGCCTCGACGTGGAGCTCGTCATCGTCGAGAACATGGCATGGGCCGACTGCATGGCGATCAAGGCCACCGCCGACATCTACTTCGACCAGGTCGGACTCGGTTACGGCTGCAACGCCGTGGAAGCGTGGGGCATGGGTATCCCGGTCATCGCCGGCGCCGATTCCTGGACACTCGCCAAGATGCGGGAACTATGGGGCGAGCAGCTCCCGTTCTACGAGGCCACCGAGGACACCATCGGCGCCGCCATTGCGGACTTGGCGCAGAGCAAGGCCAAGCGGGCAACGTGGGCCGCTCGGGGATTCCGGCACATTCGGAAGTACCACGACGAGAAGCCTGCCCTGACGATACTCGCTGGCCTGTACCGACTGGCACTCCAGGAGCAGGAGGCGTACATCGACGCTCCGGCTCCGGTGGTGAAGTTCACCGCTGGCACTCGGCAGCTGATGATCGCCAACCGACGCCTGAACTTCCCCTACGAGACCGACAATATCTACATGGTCGAACGGATCCGGCAGTACGCCCAGCGGTTCCCGAACCACGGCATCCAGGAGGTCGCATGAGGAAGCGCCACTGGTCCTACACCGGGGAGAAGAACCGTAAGCGTGTGCTGGCTGCTGCTGCCTATCGCTGCCAGATCGTCGGACCGGGCTGCACCGGGGTAGCCGACACGGTGGATCACATCATCCCGAAGGCCCACGGTGGACCGGACATCATCGAGAACCTTCGTGCTTCGTGCTGGATGTGCAACCAGCGGAAGGGCGTGCGCGTGGTGAGCGACAGCGAGGCCTCGCCGTTTTTTAGCGATGGCGGTTACCGGAGAGCGCCGCTCCAGAATCTATCTCCGAAACGCCGATGGACGCCGCTGACGCCGGCGGACTACCGAGGAAAGCCGTAGCGTGGCGATCGCACCCGCTCCCCGCCGGAAGCCGCTGATCGGTTCGTCGCGTCCGAGGTTGGCGCCACCCCGTCCGGCCAAGTCGCGGCTGAAGGAGTGGCAGGCCGAAGCAGCACACCTCGGCGTCGATCCCTTCCCCTGGCAGGAGCACGCGGCGCGCTACATGATGGCCGTCGGTCCCGACGGCTGGCTATACCCCGAGGTGTGCTTCGTGGTCGCCCGGCAGAACGGGAAGACCGAGCTCCTGGCACCCCGCATCCGCGACGATCTCCGCCGAGGACGCCGGGTGATCCATACCGCGCAGAACCGGACCCTTCCGAGGAAGGTGTACATGCGGGTAGCCAACAGCGTCGATCCCGACGAGGTCGTCAGCGTCCGCTTCGCCAACGGCCAGGAGGAGATCGTCATGCGGAACGGGGGGCGGTACATCATCGTCGCCCCGCAGCGTGGCGCCCGTGGGCTGACCGCCGATACCCTGATCTTCGACGAGGTGCGGGAGTTCGAGGACTTCGACATCGTGGGCGCCGCAGCTCCAACGCTCACCGCGTCACCAGATCCGCAGACGATCTACCTGTCGAACGCGGGAAGCATAGAATCGGTCGTCCTCAACGACCTGAAGAAGCGGGGAGAACAAGGGCAACCCGAACTGGCGTACCTCGAATGGTCGGCCGCGCCGGAGCGGGCAATGGATGACCGAGCAGGGTGGGCGGAGGCAAACCCGGCGCTCGGTCACATCCCCGGCATGCTCAGCAACCTGGAGAAGTTCTACGCCAGCCGGACGCCGGCCGAGTGGGAAACCGAACATCTTTGCCGGTGGGTGCTCACCATGCGGGCGCACGTCGTCAGCGACCATGCGTGGTACCTCGCCAAGTCGGACGACCTGCCACTCGGGGAACGTCCCTCGATGGGGATCAACGTTTCGCCCGACGCCAAGCGCGCCAGCGTGGCGCTCGCGTGGCGCCAGCCGGACGGCGTGGTGGCGGTCGACGTGGTCGAGGACATCACCGACGACCTGGACATCGACACCCTAGGACCCGCGCTGCGCGAGCGCCAGATCCGCGCCGGCGTGTCCACCGTGGGCTACGCCGCGTGGACCGACCAGGCGTTGGCCCGCCACCTGAAGAACCCGAAGCCGCTCGACGGGCGTGAGCTCGCCAACGGGTCGGTAAACTTCGCTCGGCTGGTGGAGTCCGGTTTCCTGCGATGGAGGGGGCCGGATTCCATCACCGCCGACCTCGGCTGGCTGGCCCGGAAGCCGCACGAGTCCGGGGCGTGGCAGGCCGTTCCGGTCGACGAGGAACACTCCGTCACGGCCGCGCTGGCGGCCATTCGAGCCACCTGGCTGGCGTCCGGGCCGGCCGCCACCGCACCGAGGGTCTACTAGATGCGTATAATCGGTCTAGGCTCCTTCTCACAATGCCTGAGGCATAGCACGTCCCTGGTGGTGGCCACCATGCAGGGCTCCGGAGAGCGGCCGATAGCGTGGGCATCGTCCATACGGTGGGCGGGGAGCCTTTTCTAATGGGTTTCTTCTCCGACCTCGCCAAGTACCTCGTCCCAGAGGTCGAAACCCGGTCCCAGCCGTGGACCGAGTTTCCGCCGATCGGCTACCAGCTGCAATCCATTCGTGATCCCTACCTGCGTCCGTATCGCACCGCCTCGATCACCGAAGCACTCGGCGTGCCGGCCATCTTCCGGGCGGTGACCCTGATCTCGAACACCGTCGGGTCGCTGTCGCAGGAGGCGTACCGCCAGGGCGCGAAGCTCTCGCCCGATGAGACTCCGCGGCTCATCGTCCGTCCGAACCCGTTCAGCACACCCCGCGAGTTCTGGCGGGACACGGCCTACGCGATGGCGACCCGTGGCGAGGCTTGGTGGTGGATCGCCGCCCGCGACGGCGACGGTGTTCCGATGTCGCTGTACCCGGTACCGCCGATGGAGCTCACCGTCGAGGAGAACTTCCGCAACCGGCTACGTCCGACGATCAAGTGGCGGGATGAACCGATCCGAAACGAGGACCTGGTGCATATCCCGCTGACGAAGGAACCCGGAGCCCTCCGCGGCGCTGGACCGCTCCAGGTCTGCGGGGCGGCGGTCAGCGTGTCCGTCGAGGCGCAGGAATGGGCGGCGAACTTCTTCGCCGGCGGCGGCCTGCCGTCGGTCCATATCAAGTCGGCGCTCTCACTGACCGAGGAGGAGGCGCTGAACCTGAAGTCGCAGTGGATGGAGGCGCCGCCGAAT